TTTTTGTTTTTTTTTTTTTTTTTTTTTTTTTTTTAATCTAATAATATTAACCCCTATATACACTATGTCCTATAAAGGAGACAGCTAACTAGGTGGATACCCTAGGGGGAGGGGGAGGGAGTCTATATCACTAGGGGACTCAGGTTTGACGAATAATGGAAGTGAATACTATTATAACTATACTCATTAATAATAGTGTAGTAATCTGAGGACAGTAGACTCAATCGCCGTAAGTCCTTTGTTTTCATAGACTTAGGTGCCCTTGACTCTCTCCCCCCGATGTGCTATACTGAAATTCAAATTGGGAGAATATTAATGTTCAAAACTATTAATACAATAGCATGTTATGACTACAGTGATGAAATTACTGCTACTTCCACTTATAACTGTGTTAGATTCTATAATTGGAAGCATTTTCTTAGTTTTAACTTCTACGTTGAATTCTTTGTCTTAGCTTGTGATGAATTGAAGATCCAAGTATATGATAAAGATGGAAAGATCATTAAAGAGCTATAGGGGATGAAACTGATATTGTGTTAAGTGCTCACATGATATCAGACATAACACGCCATCTACTGTTGGCCGAGGTAGCCCTAAAAATCGGCGTCATATAATCGAGGAACTAATGAGTAAAAGCACTGGTAGTAAGCGACACACTCACAAGTATCATAATGTTAATGGTATTTGGATGTGTGCCCTCGCAAATTGCACTCACTTCATGCCTAAGAACGTCGCTGATAATGTTGTCGGCAAGAATTCCATTTGTTGGGATTGTGGGAATGAATTCATTCTTGATGATAACAATATGAAGAATGAAAAGCCGAAATGTTTTAACTGCGATGACGAAGGCTCTAGAATCTTGTTAGAATTATTGAGAGAAAAAGGTCTATAATGACTGTTGAAGAACTCACAAATTTATTGATGGGTAGCAAGCATCAAACAATAGATGTAGATGCTGAACTATTCGCGGCTGTAGTCCAGAAGATGACTACATATCATTACGATGAAGATAAAGAAGGCACGCAGAAGATCGAACTGTATGCCCGTAATGGTCATATTGTCTATAAGGGGACAGAGTTAATTCTCATTAATAAGTCTTAATACTTTGAGAATTCGAGAGTGGCATGGTCCTTGCATACTCCACAGGTAGAGATTGTCCTCTTTTTTGGACATTAATATTATGACGATAACACTAGCTAAATATTCAGAATGGTATATCAATAGGACGGTGAGAGTAGGCCGTAATATTGTATCAGCCATTAAACTAGGCAAAGTGCTAATCTACTGGGGAGTAAAATAATGGCTAATGAATGCGATTACTGCGACACTAAAGAGATTAAAAGAGAGGTTATTGAGAATGGCGTCACTAAGACGTTCTCTAATCTCAAAATCATTGGTAACGACACAATCTGCAATGATTGTCTCCTAAAAGGAGTTAGGGTTAAATCTGTGACTACTCCTGCCAATGATGGACCTATCAATATCAACGAAGTATTAACTAAATCGCGTGACGTTGATGCGCGTATACAGATTCGCACTGATTTATTCAATGCGGAAACTGTATCTATCGTTGATATGAAAAAGGCTATTGACGAAGATGAAACAATTACCAATAAACCATATGCTCTAGCTGTAGCATTACAGGAGAGATATGGCAAGTATAAGACTGTGATCTTTGAACTTAATGAAAAGATCATGGAAGAATCCAATAAACAAAAAGCTATCCAAGTTTATCTCAATAATCTTGCTAATCAGCTTCGTGCTGATGAACGTGAGAAACTCAAGATTAATGATATAAACTATCAGGTTTCTCCAGTATCAGGTCGTAAGATATCTACAGCGACTAGTAATATTAAGGTTGCTAAGAAAAAGCTGGATAAGGCAGAAGTTCGTAAGTATGCGGCTCTGCTAATGATGCCAGAATTCACATTGCAGATGATCTGCGTGCAAAAGAATCTATCAGCAGAGGAAGGATATAATCTGCTGAAAAAATCTATCGAAGCTGCTAAGGCTGAAATTCCTATCGTTGCTAATCCGGAGCAGGTTTAATCATGAGAAGGAATTATATGGATACCACTAAATTCGGAGATATTGTTGGAAAAACTTTAGTTAAAATTGAAGGATTGGAAAAAGGTAGTGAATTAATCCAATTCATTTTTAATGATGATTCAATATATAACATGTTTCATTCACAAGATTGTTGTGAATCAGTTACTATTGAAGATATCAATGGAAATATTGAGGATTTACTTAATACTCCAATTTTATCAGCAGAAGAATCTGAAAGTAATGAAAATCCGGAAGGTGCAGAAATTCCAAGTTATCAAGATTCCTTTACTTGGACATTCTATCGAATTATCACAATCAAAGGAACAGTAGTTATTAGATGGTATGGTGAGTCTAATGGCTATTACAGTGAATCTGTTTACTTTGAAAAGGTTGGATAATCATGTTTGCATCAATGGCAGAACAACGTCGTTATATTCACAATACTTTAGCGAGTAATAAGACGCTAGTATTGGCAGTATTCTCGAAAGAACATACTATTGTGAGAGATGGTGTATCTCACAGAAGTATCTATGGCACATGGGAAGCTGTGCTAAAAGATATTAACTTGGATCATTTCAAACATGTAATCATTAAAGTTTATTAGTGAGGTAATCATGATAACTAATTTTCAACTAAGTGCCAAAACTAAGAAACCGGCAGTATGTGGATTTTCATGCTGTGGTAATAAGTTTGGCCGAATTGAACGTTCTAAGTATTGCAAAGTTCATCATGGGATCAATCGTATCAAAAGATCGAGACGATATGTTAAGCATGTTGAACGTCAACTTATTAAACAAGAAATTCAGGAACAATTGCAGGAAGAATTAGATGATTTCATTCAAGCTATTAAAGAATGGAATGAATTCTGGTCTGATTGTGAAGATGAATATGATGAATCACTTGTATATGAAGTGATGACTGGAACCTATAATGGATAAACTAAATATCCCAACAATGAAACCAATGCCATTTCAGAAGTTTCGTGAAATTCTGAGAGTGCAACAAGATCAAAAGGCATTGATACAATGGACAAATTCAGGTGTTGTTGAAGTAGCAGAACTTTTGCCTAACAACACTATTAAAATTCTAAACGTAGTCTCAGGTAGAGCATACTTGCTCCGGAGAACTATGACTAAGTTAAATCTTAAGTTCTACAAAGAAGAATTTGTAGCATTAGGTGATCTAGTTCCCAAATACTTGAGAAACAACAATGGATAGACAAATAGCATCAAAAACGTGTCGTGAATATCTAGATAAGTATAATCTAAGTGGATGGAAAGTTATCCTAAACTTAGATAATACTCCATTTCTAGGTCGTTGTGACTGGAAAACACAGTCAATCATTTTAAATGCATTGGCTATTGATATCCATCCTGACGATGAAGTTATTGACACTATTAAACATGAAGTAGCCCACGCACTTACTCCTAACGATCATCATCATGGTTTAGAGTGGGCTGCAAAGGCAGAAGAATTAGGCGCAAGAACTACAATGTGTGCAGAGTTTAATGTCCCTGAGCATGTTCTTGATGCTATCAGGAGTGGTCAGAATGTCGAAATGACTTTTGACACAATCAAGATACCTAAATACAAAGTTACTCGCTTGCAGGATAAATGTCCTGAATGTGGCAAGGTAGCTATTGAAAGATTCAATATCGAATCTATTGATAAGGAAGGAAACATTGTCCGTCTTATTACACTGGAATGTTTCCATATTATCAAGAAGATCATTCCTAAAGGAACTGAATTTCACAAGCTAGTAAGTAATTGGTGGAAACCAGAAGTAGCCTCATGTTTACATGATTGGGATAAGACAGTATGTAAACGTTGTGGCGAAACTAAGCTATATACATTTCAAGTAGATGGCTGTAAAGCTGCCGAATCTGGATTATCTATACAAAAAGGATTCGGTATCTTTGATGATATGGGATTGGGTAAAACTGTCCAAGCCTTAGCTATCATTAAATTTCACTCTGAGTATAGTCCTACATTATTCATTGTGAAATCAGCACTTAAATTCCAGTTCTTCAAAGAGATTATCAAGTGGCTCTCTCCCTCGCACATGCCACAGATTATCTCTACATCGAAAGACTTCGTATTTCCCGGTCTTAAATCATATATCATCTCATATGATTTACTCCGAAGATTTCCAAGAGAAAAGATTGCAGCACTTGGAATTAAACTAGTAGTTCTTGATGAATGTCAGCAGATTAAAAATCCTGATTCAACAAGAACACAAGAAGTCAGAAAAATAGTGGGAGCGTCAGTAGAAATAAAAGTATTACCTCTCAGTGGCACACCGTGGAAGAATCGTGGTGGAGAATTCTTCCCTGTTCTTAATATGATCTCTCCGACTAAGTTTCACTCACATCAAGCATATCTTGATAGATGGGTGGACTTCTACATGCATGGTAATACACGTAAACAGGGTGGCATTAAGAATCCTACTAAGTTTAGGGAATATGTCCAAGACATTCTAATTCGTAGAGAATATGAAGAAGTAATGGATGAATTCCCCGAAATTAATAGAATGAAACTAAATGTGCAACTTGACGAACTATCACAATCTACATATGATGATGAAGTTAGTGAATTCGTTAAGTGGTATAACCAAGCACTTATTGATGGCATGGAAGAAAAGCTATCAGGTATTGAGTTGCTTGGTAAGATGTCTCGGATGCGTCATATTACTGGTCTTGCTAAAATTCCTGCTACGGTTGGATTCGTCGAAGAATTCATCGAAGATACGGATAGAAAACTGGTAATCTTTGTCCATCATAAAGATGTAAGTGATCTACTCTATAATGAAATCCTGCCTATGTGTAAAGAAGCAGGAATTCCATTATTTCATCTTAAAGCTATTGCAGGTCCAGATGGTGACGCATTACGTTTTGAAATGTCTGAGAATTTCAATAAGGCTCCACGCGCTTTTATGATCGCTTCCACTTTGGCATCAGGAGAGGGATTAAATCTACAGACTTGTGCAGACTGTGTATTACATGAAAGACAGTGGAATCCACAGAATGAAGATCAAGCTGCGCCGGGAAGATTTCGTAGAATTGGTCAAAAAGCTAAGTCTGTTAATATTACATTCACTGAGGCTGACGATACAATTGACCAGCATATTGGCGCAATTGTGGAAACTAAGCGTAAAGCCTTCCATGATGTAATGAATAAAGGTGAGGCTCCTGTATGGAATGAGGGAGACTTCGCAAAAGAACTCGCAGAAACAATTGTTCGTAAACACAAAGAAAAGAATAAGGGTAAAGATAATCTTACGATTAAAGGTAAGTCTCTGTCAATGAATAAACCAGTTTCACAGTCACTATTTTAGGAGTATAATTATGATTAACTGGATTAAAAGATTGTTTCACATTCACAAGTGGGAAGATTCCATTGAACCCTATACTGGACATTTGAGTATTCTTCCAACTCAAAATTGTGGAATTTGTGGACTAACACGTAAATATTTCGGTCCTGCCTACGGTTGGAAATACCGTTATGGTATCAGGGAGGAAAAATAATGACATTCAAACTACATAAAGAATATTGCACAGGTTGTCAATCAGGTTTATTCTGTGATGAGGGAATTGCACTCTTGCAGAATAAGACACCTATTACTGGTGAAACTGTTGAAAAAACAGTTGTATTTGATAGCATTACTGAGATGGCTGAGAATCTTAGTAATGATATTAAATCAAAATACGTTGAAGTTGATGACCATAAAGTTGTGAAAGTAAAGACAGAAGCCGATAGATTTCTGACAAAGAAACAACGGTGGCGTAAGTATAAGAATCAGATCAAAAAAGATCCTAACAAGGTAGGTCTAACTAAATTTCATAGGAATTAGTATGATTACCTTCATACTATTACCCAAGAATGGCTGGTTAAAATCAGCTAGTAAGTTCGGAAAAGTAACATTAAAGAATGAAACGAATAAGAATGTAATACTTGAAGTAAGTGATGATGGTAGTGAAATAAAGATAATTAACGCTAACTAACAGGAGAATGACAGTGCTCAACGCAAAAGACATCAACCGATTTTATGTGGCATCAGATAACATTAGTGCTCCGATTGCAAATGGTAACAATGCAAATTGGACACGCAAAACGTTCGATGATGCTGTTAAACATGCAAGGGAATTGCTTGCAGGAGATTCACGTAAACAGTGTGTAGCTATTGTGGAAATTACTCATATTGTTACACGCACTGAATTGCCGATTAAAGTTACTAAGGTGAAACGATAGGTATCTGTTTTTTCGCTTAGTGACCAACGAGGCAGACGTTTTCCGGTATCGTATAACCGGACTATAAAACTATGAGAATGGATGTAAGTATGAATAAAACTAAGAAGGGAACTCAAATGACAGTTCTCATGACTTCTGTTAAGGTGTATCTTGATGGCGTCCAGATTGGTTTTGGTTGGATGTTTGAAACTGATTATGGTATGACTGCACCTGAACTATATAAGATGAATGGTGATAAACTTGAATCAGGTTGGTATAATCTGGTGTATGAAGAAGATAGACTAGCCATAATGACGGAGACAATACAATGACTAAAATTCATTTAATCGTAACTCAAAAAGATATTGATGATGGAGAACCGGGTAGCGAATGCGATTGCCCTATTGCATTAGCATTAATGCGCTGTTTTCCAATGGCAGAACAAGTTGCTGTAAATGAGGGTGATATTACTATCCATACAAATAATGGATATGATTATTTCCTAAGGGATACATCACCTGTAGTAGATCTTTTTATCAGATATTTTGATAGTCTAGGTAGTGGTATTCCCTTTGAAACAGATTTAATTTTCTCAATGGATAAATTATGACTGATAATACAATGCCAGGTGATATCATCGACGTTCAGCCTCAAGATTTAGTAGAGGTTGTAGCAGGTGGTAAAAAGAATGTCATTATGGACAGTCAGGTATTGACTGCATTAATGACCTGTCCTCGAATGGCAGACTTTAGATTTAATATGAGTCTCCAATCGAATAAAGGTAAGTCTAATTCATTAGAATGTGGATCAATTGTCCATACATTCATGGAAACTTACTATAAATCTCTAGTAAAGGGATTAGATAAAACTAAGTCCCTCGCATTCGGAATGACAGCCGCTGAATTGTATATTCGTGGTTGTCCTGATTGCACTGATTTCATTGCTACACCAGAATTACCTAAACCAACATGTGGACATAGACCTAATGATTATCCCGGTGTAAGACAGACAGCACCAGATAATGATGGTCATAAAACAGGTTGGAAGTGGGCATTAACTACCTGTGAACAATATGCAGAATTTTACAAGAACGATCATTGGGTTCCATTAGAAGTAGAGATCGTTAAAGGTAAAGTTCTGTATGAAGATGATGATCTTCGCATTATGTGGAAGGCTAAATTAGACTTAACAGCCGACACTAATCAGTCTATCCTTCCAATAGATCATAAGACGATGAAACAGAATCGTCCCACTAGTGGATTGAATAACCAGTTTATTGGTCAATGCCATATTATGAATACACGTAATATGGTTATCAATAAGATTGGATTTCAAACTACTCTCAAGCCAGAAGAAAAGTTCCAAAGAAACATCATTTCATACTCAGCACCAAGATTAATGGAATGGGCTAGTGAAACTCTGCCATTCTATGCAAGGATGTTGTTAATGTATAATGAGATGGAGCATTTTCCACCTAATTATAGTAACTGTGAAGGTAAGTATGGTCCTTGCCCATTTAAGGGAGTGTGTGAGTCTGATCCCGGTATGCGTGAGGAAGAATTAAAACTCAACTTTATTGTTGGACCAGAATGGAATCCTACCAATGAAGATGAATAGATCAGATAATATTATAAGAGTTTATGGTGATAGGGATAAAGGAATTAGACCTCATCATAAATGTTTAGTATGTGAAATGGTTTGGGAACCTAATCATCCACATCCTAAAAGTGAGTGTAAAGAAAGTGGAAAATACGAGAGATTAGAACGATGAAGATGAATAAAGTATTTGCAGCAGAAATAGGAGCAGCTAGAGGTATCGCAGGTGCCTTTAGTAATTACATATGGAAACTACGCAATTCGATGGGTCCATGTGTCTGCTCTAATCAGTCCTGCACTTGTTGGGAATATGCACCAGTGCGCTGGATTGCATATCTAATCAGAACTAGGATGACCAAATGACTGAAAAACACACGTAGGTGACAACTACAAGATGCGTATTGTGAGAGTCGTTAAAACTGTAGTCTTTGAGGATAAATAAATAAATGATAATGAAAACTACTGTTAAAGGTTACGTGATTCAAAGAGTTCATCCTAAGATGGGTGAAATAGAACGATGGGCTGTGGATAAGAACAGACTCCACTATGGATACATAGTAAAAGTATCCTATAAAATCCATCATGAGTTTGATAGCAGAGTAAGATTTTGGTATTGCATATCTGAAAAAAGGTATGGTAAAAGAGTATTCACAGATAAAAAAGTAGGAGATACAAGGACAGAAGTTATTCTAAAGTTGGCACATTTAAGGGAGAAATCCAATGTTGTCAACTAGCTTTGTCCCATACTCAATGGAATGGATTAGGGAACATCACAAGCATAACTGTCCTCAACATGGAGGACTAATACCAGATTCTTGGTCTAGGGCATGTAAGTATTGCCCTGCTTGTGGAAGATTTTGGCGTATGCGCCGTAGTAAGCATTCTGGAATAGCAATGTGGTATGTCGTCACATTGTCACCTGATCTAAAAGCAGCAACATATAACTTACGAGGTAAGCTAAGTGGCGACACTGGAAACAGTCAATCTTAACGACGGTCTATTCACTATGTTCAAGGGTGAGCCGGGGACTCGCAAATCAACGTGTGCCTTATCATATCCTACACCACAATATTGGATATCGACCGATCAAAAGATGGAAGCATTACAGTTACCTGCTAAAAGGTGGGGCATCAATATGAAGGATATTCATTATGATGATTACACTGATTGGCAGCAACCTGATGCTAAATTGGAACAGTTACAAGTTAACTGTCCATTCAAAACAATCATCGTGGATAGCATTACATCTATTGGTGATTGTATGACTAATCAGGTTCGTAAGATGAAGAAATCTGGTAAGGGTGACGATGGTAGTGGTAAAGGTAAAACTATCGGAGGCATATCCGTATCAGGTTTAGAGGAATTTAACGCTGAGTCAGGTGCCTTTAAGGATCTTATCAGCAAGTTAAAGGACATTCACAAGTTCCACAAAGTTCACATTATTCTGATTGCTCATGTTATTGGTCAGCGTAAGGATGATGAGGGTAATAGCAAAACACATCATTCTCGTATCATCGTAACAGGTGCAGCACAGATTAGTGCAAAGATTGCCTCGTATTGCACGGAGGCATATCACTTCAACATTGAGAGTGATTTCAATGCTGATGCGGAAGGTCATTATGGATTGTATACTTCACACACTGGCAATGACTATGCACGAACGTCATTGCCATTGGCTCGTAAGATTACTTTTGATAATGAACCTCTATTTGAAAAGTGGATTCAACCTGCTATTGATTTGCAGATGAAAACTGCACCAACAGTTAGGATTGGATCTGCTCCTACTAATACTCCTGCTAATACCGGAGGATTCACTGTATAGAAATATCGCCACCAATCAAACAAACACACAACCATACACAAGGAGCAACAAATGCCAGTAATTACTTTCAGTGAGCGCGATCTTCTCAAAGGCAAAATCATTACACCGGGATGGTATCGCGTCCGTATTGACAGTGTGGGTGAAACCCCTGCAAAGGTTTCTGATAAGGGTCCATCCACAAACTATCCCGTTGAAGGGACTATTCTTTTCAATGGTGATAATGGCAGCACTGAGTTTAAGGGTTCGCCATTGGATTGGAACTTCAACTCTAAGGCTGTGGGATTTGCAATTGGATACCTACAAGCATTTGGTGTTGATGTTAAGGCCGGAACTCGTTTTGATCTCAAGAGTTCTGAGGGTAAGGAAGTGGACGTTTTCGTGGAAAACGACACATGGCAGAATCGTCTGGTTAATCGCGTGAACCATAAGTATCGCGCTATTAAGCCGGAAGTTACTGCTGTAGCGTAATAAAACTGATACTGGGCCATACCTGTATTGTCATGTAAACGAACATTAGGGTGGTTTGGTATCTTAACCAACAACTAACTGAGGTGAATGAGATGAACGACCAGAACAACGAAGTTAAGAACGACGAAACTAAGACGAAAGTTCCCGCCACGGATGAAGTGGTAGACATGGACGAAGCATCGAAAGATGTTGTGGAAGGTTCTGAGGAAGTTTCTGACGAATCAGACGATGACGACGATGAAGATACTGACATCGCCGATGATGAGTCTGTCGAGAATGAAACTGAGGAAGTTCCTACAGATAAGACCGAATAACAGTTAATACAACATTCACTGAGTATCTTCTAGTTTACTCCAAACGTATACATCTTTCCTGATAAGGATGCTGGGTATACAGAGTAGATAGGCTAGAAATACACGGTGATAGGGGGCACTCACAACATCGGTATAAACCGTATACGTGGGTGTCCCCGCCTTATCACAACTAGGAGAACGAAATGTCTGAGACTAATACAACTGATACAGTAAAAGAAGTAAAAGACGAAAAGAGAATTCAAGGACGGATCATTAAGATTTCGTCTGATGGATATGGATTTATCAGCACTAAGGATATTCCATTCACAAGAGTCTTTTTCCACTGGACTTCGCTTAAACTAGATACTCTCAAATTCCAAGAGCTACGTTCTGGAATGAAAGTATCGTTTGTGGCATTTGAAGTGGAAGATAAAGGTTATAGAGCTATTAAGATTAAAGTAGAGGAATAGAATGACCTTTATCGAGCGGTATAATAACGAAGATACTTGGTATGGCAAGGTGCTTGTAATGAGCATCTATCATATGGTCATGTGTCAAAAAGAAAAGACATGGACACTACAGGATACCGCTTCCTTTTTTGAGTGCAGCATAGGACTCGTAAGTGAGAACATAAGACTAGCTAAAAAACTAGATACTGATCCAAAATTCATTAACAATAGATCAAGGGTAGAGGCCCTTAAAAAACTATGACTCATTTAGTTAAGACTACGCATTCGGATAGGACGATGTGTAATCAATTAGTATTTCAGTTACTGCGCGATGATGAGCAAGAGACTACTACATCATTAGCTAATGTAACGTGCAAGAAATGTGTCGATGGTGTAGAAGAAGTCCTGCGTATACTGAAAAATAACGGGGTGACAAGTGGCAAAAATGTGGCAACCGAAACAGTCAACAACTCTTAGACACTGGGTTGAAACTATTCTATTTGAAGCTTCTGATAAACTCACTGAATGGGAAACTACATTCATTGATGATATTCAGAAACGTCTAGATTTAAGTCGTCCACTAACACAATCTCAGGAAGAAAAACTTGAGGCTATCTATGCGGAGAAAACTAAATGACTGACGAAAACACTGTTATCAAAATAACAAGAGAAGAATTTAAGAAACAACTAGAGGCATTGGCTGAGAAGTTAGAAGATAACCAATGTTTCATGGTCCTCCTTTATGACGAGGATAAGAAGGATATTGAATACAATGGTGTAGGCTGTCCAGCTTGTGCGGCTGATATCATCTTGCAGATGATTATGAGTAAAGAATTTAAACATACTGGCCCTGATCCTGGGATTAAACACTAATGAGATATTTACTGCAAAGATATTTTCCAGCAGATGAATGGTGCGATCAAGCGTCTAGTAATGCACTTAGATACATGGAAACACTATATGAATTGATTGAGGAAAAGGAACATACAGTTCTCAATCCAATTCGTATCTTGGACACTAAGACATTAAAAGTATTGAAGCAGAGCGATAAATGAGTAAAGAATATCATCCAGCATCAGGTCCAATAGGTGCCAAGTTAATGATACTTGGTGACTCTCCCTATGACTTGAAAACCTATCATCGTGAGTTAGATAGATTACTTAAAGACTCCGGTATATATAGAGGTGACTGCTGGCTGTCTACTGTATCTAAATATCCTGTATGGCCTGATTCTGATAAGGATAAAATACCATTCTCTATCAGAGCTAATAGACAGGGTATTGATCTTGTAGAGCAATTAGATGACTTGCAGAATGAAGTTAATTCTATCAAGCCTAATTGCATACTTGCGCTTGGTGGACCTGCGCTATGGGCATTAGCAGGTAAAGATAGAAAGATCAGTCAGAATAGAGGCTCTATATTACATGGTATGGGAGTTAAGTTTGTCCCAACATATAATCCTAGGGATCTATCATTCAATTCCAGTGGTAGTGCTAGTGAAATAAAAGGATATTGGAATAGACAGATTATGCTCTTTGATTTTAAGAGAGCGTTAACGCAATCCAAATTCCCAGAACTAATACTACCACATAGGACTTTAGAAATCTGTAGGAACTCACATCACTTATCCGAATTTAGGAATCGGTATAAAGATTTCAAATCAGTATCAGTCGATATTGAATCTGGTGGCAATGGACTTCCTATCTGTATAGGATTGGCCTACACCAAAGGTCATGGCATGACTGTTCCATTGTGGAACACAGATGGTATATCTACTATACCGGATAGTGATCTAATTCAATGTTGGATAATCCTTGCTGATATTCTTGCCACCACCGATATTATCGGACAGAACTTTAACTACGATAGAGATAAAATACTACGTCTCGGATTTATTATCAAGCGGCTCATATCCGACACCATGTATAAAGCCTTCGCGATTAATCCAGAACTTCCGAAGGGATTGGGCTTTAATACATCAATCTATACGGAAGAACCATTCTACAAAGACGAAGGAATGTATGAAGGTTCAATCGAAGATTTACTCAAAGGTTGCGCTAGGGATGCTTGCGTCACGAAAGAAATTGACGAGGCAATGGATGCGGACTTAAAAGAAATACATCAAGAATCATTTTATCATAACTATCTCATGCAGTTACCTAATATGTATTGGGATATAGAGAGGCAGGGTTTCAAAGTTGACTCTATTGCAAGAGATAGATTGCTTTATAAATATGTTGAGTGGGATGAGCGTCTCAGATACAGGTTATTTCAACTTACCGGAACAGAAATTAATGTCAATTCCCCCAAACAGATTTCGATTCTATTGTGGGATAATTTCGGCTTACCTAGAAAGGCATCCACAGGAGAGGAAGCAATTACCGAATTACTTAACTCTCCGACAGCTATTAAAAATGACAATGTCAGGGAATGCCTTGAACTTATTCTTGAAGATAGACGAGTAAGAAAATCTATTTCTACATACCTCATGGCAATGCCAGATTTTGATGGCAGAATGAGGACTACATACTTTCCATGTCTTGATACAGGTCGTAGTTCGACGGGTCAGCAAGATCCTCCTATTAGACCTGAAATAGAAGTATATGACGAGAATGGAAAAAAGAAAAAGAAAGTATTAGGCGTTGCATTTCAGACGATGACTAAGCATGGTGACATTGGTGCTGATATTCGTGAAATGTATGTGCCTGATGATCCTACTCCCATTAATGATATACCACAGGAGCTATTAGAAGAAGTATTTGTTCAGGCTGATAGTAGTCAAGCTGAGGCTAGAGTTGTATGGCTATTAGCTGATGATGAAGAAGCCTTAAAACTGGTGGATGAAATTGATTATCATGCTGCGACTGCTACTTGGTTCTTTGGGGGAACTGAGAAAGATTACTCTAAGAAGATATTGGGATATGAACATCCAATTCGCTTTGCAGGTAAAACTCTTAGACACGCAGGACACCTTGGTGCAGGTAAACGCAGAGCGTCAATTGAAGTTAATACACAAGCTAGGAAATATAAGATTCCAATCCATATCTCGGAACAAATAGCTGAGAGAGCATTAAAGATTTTCCATAGTAAACAGCCAAAAATTCAATCTGTATTCCAGAATAGTGTTATTGAATGTCTCAAGAAAAATAGGACGTTAATAGCACCTATTCCATATGGTTTGGATGTGGAGTTTGGTGGACGTAGGACATTTTTTGAGCGTTGGAGTGAGGAACTAAATAGACAGGCATTTAGTTATTTACCACAGCGCACTGTTACGGATAATACCAAAGCGGCAGGACTTCGCATTAGGCAACGATGCCCTGGTATTAAGATAGTAATGGAGGCTCACGATGCATTACTTTTCTGTATACCTAAGTGGAGACTTCCCGAGTGGGTTCCAATTATCAAACAAGAGTTTGAAAGACCTATTGATTTCTCAAGATGTTCAATTCCCAGAAGGGCTTTGTCCATTCCTTGTGATATTGAAACCGGGGTTAATTACTGTGATCTCAAGAAATTTAAGGATATCCCCATCATTGCATTGCCAGCAATAGAACCTGTAATGCCAGCTAAGAGTATTCAAGAACAATTCACTGTAGTTGATTTACCTAAAGATAGCAGACTAACAGACTTAATCTATCAACATCAAATGGATAAACGATGAAAAGACTAGCCCTAACTCTAGCCTATAGAAATGAGGAAACTAAGAGCCATATTATTGAGCAGATTGAAGCTGATACTATGGTGGAATTAGTAGCTCGATTTCTCTTAATGAGTCATGTAATAAACAAGACTATTAAAGATGACGAGATGAGAGAAAGATTTCTAAAGGATCACGATGACGACATTCCCTTCTGAAACCTTACCTGATGGTGATATTCCAGGAGCATACAGTGAGGCTACTGAAGAACTCAATATTAAACCAAGAGAAGTTTGTTGTCCAATTTGCCATTACTGCATAGTAACTAACCTAGCGGGTCCACGATGCAAAGCATGTCATTCATATTTAATCGTGCCCTTAGTGAGAAAGTCGGAAAATGAATTGGCTGGATGAGATTGTAGCTCAACATGCAGAATTAGAGTCACCACAATCATTCTGGCGATGGGCAGCATTAGCAGCTATGTCGGCAGTAGTAAAGGATAAAATATGGATGCATAGGCAGATTTACAATCTTTATCCGAATATATATGTCATGTTACATGCGGAATCCGGTATGAAAAAGGGTCCGCCTATTAGCATGGCTAAACAGTTAGTAGCTCCATTAAAGGTGACTAAAATCATCTCAGGACGGAGTTCTATTCAGGGTATTCTTAAAGAGTTAGGATCAGCACAAACACAACCAGGTGGTAAAGTTCAAACTAATTCTGTCGCCTTTATTTGTTCCTCCGAGCTTTCATCAAGTATCGTAGAGGATAAGGTAGCGACAACTATTCTAACCGATTTATACGATAGGCAATATAATGTAGGACAATGGCAGTCTCTTTTGAAGATGGAGACATTCCAATTAAAAGATCCTACAATCACAATGTTGACAGCCACTAATGAGGCTATGTCAGAAGATTTCTTTACTAAATCTGCTATACAAGGTGGATACTTCGCACGCACTTTCATTATCTATGAGAAGGAGGGAGTTAACTCTAATTCGTTAATCTATCCTCTTGAGAATCCACCTAACTATATAAAAAGTAGTGAATACCTTTACGAGATTTCAAAGTTAACTGGTAAGTTTCAGGATCTTGCACAGGTAGAAAAGGACAACGAATATAGATTTGTAAAAGTAAAAGAAGTAAATGGTCGATTGAGAGACATATACTTCAATGAGACTGGTATAATTTACGATGACTGGTATGACAACTTTAAGAAGATGATTAAAGAACAAGAGATTAAGGATGAAACAGGAACCCTTAATCGTTTTGGCGATTCTGTTCTTAAAGTAGCTATGCTTATGGCATTGTGTGATAAGCCAGAATTAGTGATTACCCCACAAGTAATGAGTCAAACTATTCTTGACTGTGAGAAACTGATTGGTAACGTTCGGCGCACTACAATGGGTAAGCAGGGCATTAGTAATTCTGCTCTATTGAAATCTCTTATCATCATGGAGTTGCTCAATAGAGAAAATCATCAAGTAACACGAACAGTTCTAATGAAGAAATTGTGGATGCATTACGAGAAGATGGAAGAATTCGATAGTTTAATGCTGTCATTCGATCAAGCTGGAATGATATCCACAAGTAGTGTAGGTAATCAAATACTATATACCATGCCTGACTCTCAGGTATCGGAACTAAAGAAATTCATGTCAGGAAAATCACGATGACTATTTGGTATTACCAACTATTCAAAACTAAGAAAATTGACATTGGATTATCCTTCTCTACATTCGGATTAGCATTCATGTTTGATGAAGGTAGAGCAGATATAATTCTACTATGCTTTCTAATCACAATAGGGGAAAAGAAATGACTGGAATCGTCCGTAGTATGCCAGAAGGAAAGAATTTTGGTTTCATTCAAGTTGGAGCCAAAGATATATTCTTTCACAGAGAGAATTTCGTGGGTGATTGGAAATCTTTAACTCACGAATTTAACAGCGGTAAACAGGTAAGTGTAGAGTTCGACAAAGTAGAATCACCTAAAGGACCACGCGCTGAAAACGTCACAATAACAGGAGAATAACATGCCGAAAAAGAGAACAACAATCGAAATTCCTATGGACTTAGCAATGCTACTCATTTCTGAGCCGGAAGATTTCAAAGATCCGACTAAGTATGAGGAAACACAGAAAGTTGCTAAGGCTTTGTTAAATGTGTTGGTTACTGCTAAAGGGGGTAACTAATGCCAATCGACAAGACCTTCGCATATCACAAACCTAAAGACGCAGGAATGCGTAGGGTTAACGAACTTCGTGCAGAGTTTTCTGCATTGCTAGAAGTTGTTAATCTTAACTGTCCCAATTCAAGGGAAAAGTCTATTGCACTTACTAACTTAGAACAGGCTGCAATGTGGGCCATTAAGTCAGTAGTGTCTAATGATCCTGATTCAGAAGTGCAAGATTAATAACTAGCGGGGATGGCGGAATTGGCAGACGCATCGGACTTAAAATCCGAAGTCCTAATAAGACGTGGGGGTTCGATTCCCCCTCCCCGCACCATAATACAGGTAACTGTATTAAATAAAGTTATTCATTTTGCAAATGATGTAATTAACTTTGATGATTGTTGGATATACTCTGGTCCTGCATATTGGGACGAGGGATATCCAATAATCAATAGATATAATAAAAACTGGATAGCAAGTAGGTTCGTTTGGTTTCTTTTTACTGGAAGGGATTACTACTCAAAAGAAGTTCATCACAAATGCAAGATAAGAGCATGTGTGAATCCTTTCCACTTAGAAGAATTAACTAAACTAAAACATAGACGTATTCACTCACGGAAAAAACAATGACAGATAATCCTAGAATCGAAGTTCTTGATATGTGCCAGAAGCATCAATCATTATTGGTGCATCAAGCAGGATATAAAGAAAGTGATCCTTGGCGTGCATTGGTTATAATGTCTCAAATTGCATTATTCCAAGCATCAACAACAGACCCTAACTTTCACAAGAAGGTAGGAGGTAATCTAGAAAGAATTAGTGAGGTTGGATGTTTAGCATGTTTCAAACCAGATGTATTTGGGGAAATTGTTGAAGCAGCTAAATCAAAGGATACGGGAGCTATCAAAAAACTAGGTGAATCTTACTTAACTAAATAACAGGAGGATAATATGTGGAAAGTAGATGTGTGGCGTGGTCCCGAACTATTCATGACTCACTCGCAAATTGATTTTAGTGGAGTCCTTCAAATTGCAGTCAATTCCTTAATTGCAGTTCAGCAACAAGGAGCTGTAGATTATAGAATTGAAATGATGAATAAATCAGGAGAGATGTATTTCTTCGCAATCGGAGAAAAGACTAAACATCCAATGAACTGCAATACTGATAAGGAGGATATTAGTGAACCAAGAATCTCCCAAAGATAAGACATATAAAGTAATACACCTAGAACGAAATGATTTATTCGTAAAAGGTAGTGATGTGAGTGACGGCTATCATACAATGAATGAACTGTATGAACACCGCCACGCACTATACTTAGCTTTAGTGAAACATTACGATAATTACATTACTCCACTGAACTGTAGAGTAAAGTGTTGGAAGTCACGCACACATGATGATGGATCTACCTATGAAGGATGGTTTCTTCTAGGTATGACAGTGACAAAACCATCATTTGTAGATGGTGCTGATCCGGAAAAGTGGGACATTAGTTACCATCTTCCTGTTAAATATTGGAACATGGCAAACGTAATCGAGCTTCCGAAGGCACCACCTTATGATGGTTATACATCTGACGATGTAATTCAGAGAATCTTGAAACTCTGATTACATTAACTACTCTTAAATGGTTTTATCGTCGTGTCTTTTTTGTCCTGGGGGATAGCCCTCATCATCTAATCTATGATGTAGGGCTTCCACAGCAGCAATTAATCTAGTATTAGTGGCTATCTGATCTTTAACTAATCCTACCAGTATAGACGTGTTATCCTGCCAAAGTTGGCTATACATCTTCATATCTTTACGATAAAACATAAAGATAAATGCAGCTAATGTACCACCAACACCTAACGTAGCGAGCCATTTGGCAAATTCCCCATCCATTATTTCTTACCCCCATAAATCTGTGTTGACATACCCAAACTAGTTAACGGACCTAACAACGGTAGTAACGTTGGATCTTCTTGCATCAATTGGTAAATGTCCTGAACAACAATGGGGATGAATCGTTGTGCAACAGCATTATCCATAGGATTAGTAGTAGTAAAATTCATTTTCTGGCCCGTCATTTCTTTCTGTCCGTTAAGTAAGGCATATGCAAACCCAAATACTGGATGTAATTTAGATACTCCAAAATTCTTAATTACATCAAAACTAGTTGGGTCAAATGGACCCTTCTTATTCCACAGGTCATATTCTTTACCAGAACTAGAACTAGTAGATTTACCAGATAAGAGTCTAGAGGCAGCTACAACATACTGTTGAAATCCACCATTAGGATCTAATCTGACATTACCAATCTTTAACTTACCAAAGTCTGAATTAGTAGGATCAGATTCAACAGTTCCACCAGCCATCTTACCTAACTGAGTTACTGTGCTACCCGCAGCCGCTACAGCAAGTAGGGATTTAAGAGCTTCTTTACGAACTGTAGGATCAGCCATAATGTAGTAAGCAGGATTAAGCATCTTAAGTCTAGATGCTATTAATCGTGGACTGAATAGCGCAGTATTAAGTGCAACTGCTGATTTCTCTAATTTACCTAATGATCCACGACCAGAAGCAGTATTAACGAAATCTGCTAGAGCGCGTGCGAGGGGTAAATTAGTATTACCATCAGCACCTAATACCTTACTCTGCTTAATAAGATCCTCAAACGTATCGGCACGGAGTTTATTAAGGAACGCAGTATATGCGCGATTAGAGCGACGCACACCAGGAATTTTCTCCGCCCATGTAGACATGATATGTTCTTCACGTCCGGATAAACTATTAAGATCAGTAAGTTTAAGACCTGCATCCTCTGCAAACGATTTAATTGCAGTTCCAGTAGGAGTAGCTCGCGCCCTAAAGAGTGGTTTATCAAGGATATCCTGCTGAATAGCTTTGAATGCTTTTTCAGATCCCCATGCCTTGAACATATCATCAAGTGAGGTCCAGAATTGTTTCTTATGGATTAATGGTAATCCCTGACGTAATGGTGCAGAGAAATCCATTGATGCCATAACAGCGCGTGGAAAATTGAATGCTTCCATTAATTTAGTGGGAGCATGTTTACCTACAGGTGGAATAGGTTCATTTCCACCATCAGACATACGTTGTTCAGGTGGAATAGAAGGAGGCTCATTACCACCAGCCATACGTGCAGCCTTAGCAGGTGTAGGTCTAGATAATCCTACTTCTTGTTCTAAGATAGGTAAGTTGACAGGCTTGTCACTTTTAACCATCTTAAATGCACCATCATCACGTAATGAATCGAATACATAACCACGCTGCATTACTTGCTTAATTACAGCAGGATCAGGATTCTTTATCCATACGGCAGTAGGATCATTACTAGACTGTTTAACTTCTATTGGTTTTCCAGTAGCTTGATTAGTAGTAGATTCAATTCCTAATTTACTATGTAAATCATCAAGCAACTTAGTAGTAGATTCTGATGCACTACCTTTAGCAGTTACATTCTTCTGAATTGCAGCAATTTTTGCCTTAATCCTATCAGGATGTAAACCACCATTATCTTCTAATAACTGGAATCCATTTGGTCCTTCAATACCATAGGTTTCACCTGGCTGAGCATGATAATCCACAGCATCAACGCCAATAATAGGTTTCCTGTTACCTGCTTTATCATAGACAACATACTGTTGCCCATTAGATTTCATTCCATTAACTCTATTAATAGCTTCTAATGATGCAGAAGATTCTCCTGAGCCATTAATAGCATTAATATTAGGATCTTTTATTTCTAGTGAGTTTGGGTCAATATTTAGGGATTTTGTTAGTTCGTCAAGCTCACTAGGTGCCTCAAATTTCGGCGTAGCCGTGGCTACAGGGAGAGTCTGGGCATTTGGCGCAGTCTGAGTGGGGTCAAAAAACGAACCCGTCCTAGGGGATTCTGGAGCGTTCTGGAGGGGGTCAAATCCTTGACTCTTTTGGAATTCTGGCATAATATTAGGTTCATGCAATGGTAAATCACCTAATACAGATTCTGCAATATTAGGATTGATAGTAGGTTTAGGAGTATGTAAAAATGGTAAAGTTCCCCCTACAGCCTCAGCTACACCTATAGCTCTATCACCAAAACTAGCTTCTGGGTCAAGAACTTGTGATGCACCATGAATAGCAGTTGGAATACCTGATACTTTATTTCCTACTGATGCTAATCTTGCAATACTACCTAATCCTGCTTTCCCTGCCGCAAACTCAGCACCACCAAAAGCTGCTGTTGCTAAGTTCAAAGGAGTCACCAAATCAGCGGCACCCTCCAAAGCCCCAGCACCAAAACCTTTAATACTATCTAACCAAGGATCTTTACCAGTAGCACTATTAGTCCATTCCTGTCCTTTTGCCCTCGCAGCATTAACTACAGGAGCAATAGGATCAGCTAACATATGCCATGCTTTACTAAAGAATCCCTGTTCAGGCGCAGTAGTTACAGGTGTAGGCGGAGTAACATCCTCCCAATCACTGTTAATATCTTCCCACTCATTAGGGTCAATTGGCTTTTGTTTTACTGCTGTCTGTGCCACGTTTTACCCCCATCAGTAGAAATAACAGTAGCTACTTCACCAGTATTCTTATTACGCATCTGTTTAGTTAAAGGTGCGGTTTTGGTGTTGTTTGGTGTAGTAGGTCCGGGTCCAGCACCGCGATCGCGTGGAGCAGCCGCATTATCAGCAGGTTTTGCAGTTGAAGTTCCATAGATAGCATTATTGATTTCATCAAATTCCTGCTTAGTTGGACCACTACTAAAATATCCACCATTAGAAGGCGGAGTAACTCTAATATCATTACCATTAACCTGAATCCATTTACGTAATTCTGGTCTGGTATTTATTAACTGAGTAGCCTTGTTAATTCTACCTGTTCTAATGGCAGCCTCAGTTTCTGGTTTATTAGTAGTGGTAGTAGCAGATGGAACTGCTTTAGTTTTACGTGATTCATCACCCCGCGCTCCAATTTCTTCCATAGTATCTTCATGGCGAACACCTTGTGTCTGTCTAGTTTGATCGCCCTGACCAGCAATACGTTCCATTGCATTATCTTGTTCTAACGCAATACGGTCAGCGTCACTTAATGATCCAGATGGAATACCAGTATCCATCTTCTGAGCAGTAATAGGATTAATAGCCATGATATTACCGCCCTTAACAGCGATAATTTTCATGTTAGGATTACGTGCCTTGAATTCATATACATCAGCACGTTGTTGTTTAATTTTCGCATCAACTTCATTTTTTGCAGCAGTAGCAGCCTGAGCTTGCTGTCTTAATTCATCTGCAATCTGCTGATGAGCCATAGTTCTCTCATTAGAGTTAGTTGAACGTTCATTATCAGCAGCTTGCTGAATAGGAGTAATCTGAGTTTTCCAGTTAGTAACATCATCTCTTAATTTGTTCTTACCAGTAAGTTCATCAAAAATAAACTTACCATTATTATTACCTGTAACATCAGATAGTCCAGCTAACGCAACAGCACCTAATTTACGTTTACCACTAGAAGGTGCCTGAGTTGGAAAGTTATTAGCCATCTGATTAAAGCGATCAGTAGCAGCAGTTTCGGGAGTATATAACTCTGCCATTCTCTGAGCAATGTTATACAATCCTGGTCCCTGTGGAGGCATCTGTGGCATATTAGGATCAGCCATAGGTGGAACAGGCATAACACCCGGTTGTGGAAATGTAGGTGTTTGTTCCTGTCCCATAGCCATAGGATCAAAGATATTCTTCAATCGAAGATTACGTAAAAAATTCAGGTCCATATAATCTCCTATTGAAGTGTAAATTTAGTAGCAGCGGCGGCAGGTGGACCACCGAATGCCATAGCAGCATAAGGTGCTAACTTACCAGCAATACCTAATCCTTTTTGCCACCAAGGTTTCTGGTTATAGTAAGGATCTTGCATCTGCTGCATACTAGACTGAATTAAATTCAATCCATAATTCTGTCGATTACCTTCGGCACCTAATCTCTGTCCAAAGGAATTAGCAGCCTGATTACCAAACATAGAACTTAAACCAGGTGTAGTTCCATAGAGATTACCCATACCATTAAGGGCACCTAATTGATTACCAATGCCATTCTGATATGAATTTTCAGTCATACCTTGTGCCTGTAAGATACGGTTAGCTTCCTCACTAGATAATGAACCCATAGCTCCACCAACACTATTAAGTCCACCAAGTCCAGCAAGTTTACCCTGTCGAATTGCATCAGCTAATCCAGCATTAACATTGGTAGTAGCATCAGCTAATTGACCCGGTAATTCACGTTGCATCTTACTAGCAGCAGCGATATAGTTAGCAGAACCACCATTACCACCTAATGCTCTCGATCTATCTAATTCACGAGTAGCATTACCATAGGCAGCTCTAATGGGACTGATACCACGCGCTCTTAATTCCTGCTGATCCTTTTCAGAATAGCCACCTGTATCAGCAAATTCCTGATAACCTTTACCGGCTGATCTTAAATTACTATAAGCCTCATTAAGTTCACCGGGTCTAGTAGCCTTAAATGTAGTAGGCTGTCTAGCGGAAACTTGTTTGTAAAGATTATCGAAATTACCCATCATACTTGTATAATCAGCCATATTCTGACCTACAGCTTGATTATAGTTACCAACTTGACCTTGATTAAACTGTGCAAGTTGATTTTCCGCAGCAGATGGCACTTGAGATTGACTCATCATACGACTAGTCAAATCTAAGTTCTGTTGTTTCTGTTGTTCTGCCTTTTTCTTAGCATCATTACCCATTTGTCACATCCATGTATAAGGCTTGACAGCGAGGACTAAAGCCGTGTTTAATAAGGTGTCGCGCGTAAACCTTATCCTTAACAAAGGCGTGTAAGAATTCAACTCCACTCTTATTACACGTATACCGGCTAAATTGTAGTGCCTCAAGCAGCGCATCACCTATCAAATGGGGATTAGCTTCCTTATCTGTTACTATAATCGCTTCGGCTATAGGTCGAATCCCTCCACCCATAACCAGTCTATCGTAGTCATCAGTTATTACAAATGAACTCAAGAAATTCCTAGTAAAATCAGTTTTTTCAAACTGATCCCCAAAGTATTTATCGTGAAGATCGTTTAATTTAACGACATCCTCAGGAGTAATACCTCTGATTTTCATGAGTCTAACGCTCCATATTTTAAGTTTTGTGCAATTCTTCTAGCCCAACCTTTACCAGCATTAGACCAGTTACTTAATCTAGTCATAAAATCTAATCTCTCTGCACATAACATCATAATCATGTCAGATTCAGAGGTATTATCAGCAGCCTTTTGACTAATTGGTCCCCAATGACCATCATCTGCTACACTTAGGGCACGTTGTAAGTATCTAACAGCAGTTTCAATACCAGAATTAACAGCAAAATCAAATAACTGAAATGCTACTCCATCTGGTAATCTGTCTGCATTAATCCTTTCCCAGAAATCTTTTTTGTAAATATCTTTTGCTTGATTTCTAGTTAATTTACTGATGATTAAATTAGGATATGATCGTTTAGATATACCCCACTTAGTTTCACCCCCAGGATCATCGGGATTATTAACATAACCACCTTCATGATCTATTAACCGATCAAACATTAGATCGAATGTCATTATGAACCTACTATCGCTCTAACAGAACGATATGCCCATGTGAATGCCGCATTAGCTCTAGTAGCAGCGCCCCACATTAAAAAGAAAGGATTACCAGTTACAGGAATATTCGTAGTAAGAGATTGTTCAGTTCCGTCATTTACACTAAAGTATGCAGTAGGAGTGCCACCCTGTCTAACAAATCGAATTCTAAGTCTATACTGAGTATTTGCTGCAAATGCACCTAATGCAGATCCGGTATTTGCAGTAAGACTCTGATTACCAGCACCAGTAATAGAACTATATCCTCGAAATCCAACATCACTAGTAACAGTCGAGAATCTAATACCTAATGCACCATTACCACCAGAACCTAATGTATCTGTATCAGGGCTAGATGCGCCAGTTACTGCAAACCAAAATCTAACATTACTAACTACTGCTCCAATATTGATATGAATAAATGTATCAATATCATCGTCCAAACAATTAAAACTAGTCGTTGGAGTATTAACACTAGCTACTGAACCTGTTGTTGCAGAAGTAGCAATTTGGGCAAATGTCTTACCCGCAATAATTGTCCTAGTAGGTGTAGTTGGTGCAGTTGGTGAAGTAACAGCAAATTGACCATGACCATCACTAGTAAGAATACTACCACCAGCATTACCAGCCAGGGGAGCAAATCCGTCCCACATAATAGGACCAGGAAATCCAGCAGGAGGAACTAAATACCAACCATATGTAGTAGATCCACCACCACATTTCTGGTAGGCATATCCAGTAACAGTGTTAATATACCAAGTTCCTACACCAGCAGCTTGAACTCCTTGTGGATTAACAGTTCCAGTTAAAAATCCTGATCCAGATGCAATTGACATAGTTCTTGCATTTGCAACAGAATCATCAAATGATACACCCACACCAGCAAGTAACTGTCTACTGTTAGTTAATGAAGCTGATTCATCTGTTACCGTAGCAAAATGCTTACCAGACAAATCAGGAATAGTTGAACTAACAGTTCTCTTATTAGCAACGGCATCACTGAATGCAATACCAGTTCCTGCTAATAATTCACGACTATTAGGTAAATCAACAGATTCATCAGTAGAAGTTAAGAAAGTTTCATCAGGTCCAGCAGCAGGAGGAATATCAATGTTTAAGTTAGCAAGATCATTATTGATCTTTTGAACAGAACCTATTAACTGGTCAATGACTTGATACAGGGCATTATTCTTCTGGGCCATACCAGAAGTCAATAATTGTCCTTTAAGTCTATCTAACTGTTTATCAGACATAATTACATCGGATACTCAACTGCTACTGCTTTAGCGAAAATGATAACTCTGCTGATAACAAATGTTTCATTAATCTCAGTAGTTTGTCCCTCTAATCTAATTCTTTGGGATTGAAAATTAGCTAAACGAGTAGGTTCAATTCGTGTTGCAACAGACATGGGAAGATCAACTAAGTTAAGTGTCTGAATTTGGCTCAAATCTGTTAATGCCAATTTCAAATTACCTGAACCTAGGACTCGCAGCCTGACTGCTACAACATGATGTTCAGACTCTGCTCCACCACCTCTTTTAGCCACCGATATACCCCGTTTTCCACTTAGGATCAGGAATCTTTACATCTACATTCGTTTGACCTGTCTGACGATCATATAATGTATCATTAGTTTTGTTAGCAGTTAAGGTGTAAATACCAGATACATCCTGTAATGCAATGATAGCTGGATTGCCACCAATCATTAATCCACCTTCACCGAGAACATTAATATCACCGGGAACTACTGTGGGAGGATCAATGAACCAGTCACAAGGAATTGTAGGAGCATAAAATATTCCATTATTCCAACCAGCAGTATCGCCCATGATTACAAATACTTCGTAATCAACGACATTTGCATTACAATCAATACCGACAGTAATTGAATCTACTCCGCCAGCAATAATTGCATTAACAGAATCTGCCGCAGTAAGCATATCAGATGCATGTGCGCCAGTATGTGAAGGATCACGGAACCATCCTTTTGCATTGTGTGGTTGGATATATACAAATAGTGGATAACAGCCAGTTTCATCGGGTAATGTAATTACACGACTTGCACTACCATTACCTGTATAGGTATGCAATTGAATCATTGCAAATCCACTACAGTCATCATGACGCCAGAGACTAAAAGTAGTTTGAATACCTTGTCTATGAACATCAGCGCGTGTAGTTAACACACCAGTATCGAATGATCCTACGTTAGATTTAGCAGTTCCATCAACTTGAGTTCCAGTATTTCCACTACTACCAATACCCTTAAAGATGAATTTGGTAAGAGTAGAAGTTCCTTGTAACTCAAATTGGAAAAATGCTCCTTCTGGTTCCCATTCTTCAATAATTAATGGATAGTCAGCAGTTACAATAGAAGAATCATGGCATAATGATGCACACAGATTGTAACGCATCGTAGGATCACAAAAAGCTGTGAACTGATACGTAACACCAAGAGCATTAATAGCAGCAAGTGCGCTAGTAATTACAATGAATATTGCCCCACCTTCTTCTACCACTCGCACCATATGGGGAGGTAAAACACCCTCTTGACCCATTTTATGACCACCAACACCAGTAGCCATCCAGATAGCACCACCATCATTATTAGTTAATGGACGAATCATAATCCAATGTGCTGGTAAATCTATTTGGATTACTGTAGTCGTTCCATTACCTACATAAGTTCCACCAATACCAGCAACAGGTGCAGATGGATCAGGAGTCTGTGCAGCAGCAGCAATACTAGGATAAAAACAGTTATGATAGTTAATAGGCTTAACTTCTGACCTACCAAACTGGTCATCTTCTGGACCCCATACACCGATGTATTCAATTACTGCTGATAAAGCATTTACTCTAGCCGTATCAGTAGAATTTCCTTTTTCATGAATTACATCAAATGGTGCAATTGGAGTAGGAACTTTAACGCCTGATGGTAAATAGGCAACTTCATTATAAATCAATGAAGTAGATTCAACGATAGGAGTTAATACCGCAGCTCCACCCGCTACACTGTAACCTAATTGACCATCATTGGTTCCAATTAATCGCTGTCCATATTTAGAGATAATTGCACAGACAGCACCATAATTGATACCAGTCATATCTGATGCGCCACCATTATCAGCATTAGTAACACCATCTAATGTAGCTAATGGAGTTATACTAGTAAGCTGTGATGATGCAGCTACAGCAGTAGGATTAAGCATCTGATTCATGTAATCTACTTCACCAGCCCATCCAATTTCTAATGGACCAGCAGCAACTACACGAACAGATTTAACATGACTTCCTGAAATGAAATCCAAACTGGTAGGAGTATCAATACTACCATTATTAGGATAGTCCATTCCAATCCAGTCATCAAAATCTATTTCCCAGCCATTATTAAGACCAGCAATAGATGTTCCTAATGTAGAACTAACGTGACGCTGACTATTAGCTCCCTGTCCACCAGAAGCAGCAGGAACATCATAATCGCATACTTCGTTAAATCTATCAGGAACATCAAATCCAACCATATTCAATCCATATGCACCCGCTCCACCAACTGCGGATGTATTGAATGTGAATGCCATTAGAAATTGATACCAAGAGTCAGTTACGAGTGAAAAAGTAGATTCACCCATTTGAGTTTCAACACCTAGATTAGTTACATTGTAAATTTTGACAAGTAAGGTCGCATTATCAATGTAAATTCTAGTTCCACCGTTAACTGTTCCTGCATTTCTCCAAATATCTAAAGGTTCAGTCCCTACCATACGAATACGTAGGTAAAAACGTTCAGTAGCCGTAGCAGGAGTATATGCAGGTCTAAACTTAGCTACAGTCTTTGTCCACTGTTTATTAAAGTCATTTCGTAGTATTCCACCAAAACCTTCTACAGTTCTAGAGGCATCACGAATACACTTTAAGCTATCTGTTTCACCTTCTGCTTGGTCAAAATATTCAAATCCAGCAGCCCATCTACGTCTTGGAATGAATGACATGCCATCAGGAGGATTATCAATATCAGCATTTCCTCCCATTGCAATAAATCCAGACCAAAAGAAGATAGTAGGTTTACTATCATTTGGAATTTGTGGATCAGGATTAGGAATCTGTGATGGAACTTCTACAGAATCTACTCCTGGGTCCATGAATAGTCCACTAGGAGCAGGATTTTTAATCTCTGAACCGGGTGAAATTATCGAAAAATCATCTGATCCAGCAAATATACCTTTAGCACCAGTATAAACAGTAGCAGGAGGCCACGCAATATCGAACATACCAGCAGCATTTTGTGGATTAGTCCATAACTGTGTTCCACCCGCAATTGACACAGCAAAGTTATACTCATCTGGATCATCAAAGTAGATAGTATAAGATGCAAATGCGCTAAAGTAATCGGCCATTAGAATTGACTCGACACAGCAATTCGCGGTTGAACTTTAATCACGCTACCGTTGATAGGAGCAAATGGAACATTAGCTGGTGGAAATCTCTGTGCCCACATTAATTGATTGTCCGAATCTCTAGTTACATAGTAACCATAGATAGAACCAGGAGAATCAACAGGACCAGTAAATGTCCAAGTTAAAATAGTATTGTAGATAGCTTGACTAATACCAGATGTAATATCCCAATCAGCAAGTAATAAGGCAACATTAGCATATCCACCACCTGCAATTTCATTGAATGCAGCAGTAGAGCTACTACCAGAAGGAGTGACATTATTACCATACAATCTAATCTTCAAAGGACTGGAAAGAAGATTGTTTAAGGTAATAACTTCTACGGAATCAGGGACAATTAATGCCATCGTTACACCTGGTCACAGCCCAAAAGAAGTTCGCTAATGTTAATCAAAGCTATTGTGTTTACATGGACGGCAAAACTCCACGGCGACCAACGAATAGATTTTGGATCAAATCCATTACTATAGTCACCATAAAGCATTGTTCTATCAGTTAAAACACAATAGATAACTTGTTTTACTGAATCGTTAAGTATTTGAATAACACGATTCTTTGTTTTGAAATCTTGTGATGCCCAAAGAGTCTGAACTTTCCAAGTTAATTCCGGAAGAATATAAGTGCCATTGAACAGTATGATTCCCTTGTAAGATCCAACGATAAGGTAATCAATATTAGATGATCCACTATCCAATACTGTTGCAATTCCATGAACACCACATCCGACAGCATTATCAACTGTAGATTGCGGCCATGAAGTAGGTTCATCGCCATTATCTACGAATGAAACAGTTCTAGCTCTTTTGAATATATATAGAACATCTCGCAGTTCAGCAGCATTAGTGATAGGATTACCATCAGGTGTAACTTCTAGTAATCCTGTAATTTGACTAAATGCTTCCGGTTCACCTGCAAAACTGACACGAACAAGTGAAATGTTATCGTATTGGGTATACAACACTAATCTATTGTGATAAATGCAAAGTCCCACACCTGCTTTAATTTCAGCAAAATTATCTAAAAGGTGAGTAGCATCATCAAGTAAATCAGCATCGTAGAATGAAATATTACTCAGTGTTGTAGTAACGTTATTTGGAATAGTTGCACCGGGAATGAAGAATAGATCATACCCGGTAACGTCACCATTGTAGTCTTGGATGATCTTACTAGCTACGATATGCTTCTTAACTACTGTTCCACTGGGTGAGTTAGCTACAGTTGAGAAACTTACTGATAATGCAGCACCTGTAGTGAACGAAACTAATCCTGCTGGTGCGGTAAGATACCCAGTATCAGTCTCATACACATAACCGAATATATGCACACCAGCATCAGTATGACCAGCAGCGCCATTCGCGGGGGTAATGTTAACAGTAGGAGCGGCACCACCAGCTTTTCTAGCAGCAGTTCCATCCCCCAAGTATACGTATAAGAACTCATTATTTAATCCCCGTTCACGATTTAATTGACCAACTAGCTCAGTTCCAAACGGTGTAATGTATGCTCTACCTGCATAGGGAGCAAAACCAAAATCCGTCATTGTTGCAATAGTTAGAATTGGTCCAAAAACACTTGTAGAACTAACTACATGATAAATTTTACCATCTTTGATAAGGACTAAGAGGGTATTTTTATCTGTAGTAGGATAGTTATACATTCTTAGAATGCTGCCTAAAGGCACAGCAACATCCTGATGCCGTCCAATACCATCGCGTGTAGCGAAAGTAGCGGAACCACTATACTTCAAATTGTTACAGTCAGAGAAATGATCTAATGGCGTTTCTTCTGTATTACCTCTTGACCAGAGGCCATTAAACTTATCTAAGACTATAGGTTCATGTTCACGCATTAGCGGAACCCACCTCTACGCTTAAAGCCAGCACGAAATGGACGACGACGTGTATTAATAGCCTGTTTACCTTTTACACTGATGCCACGCGCTCGATCAATTGAGAGAATTGCATTTGCATTAAGAGAATTTGCACTTGCAAGATTTCTCTCAATGAATTCTGCCAACAATCCAGCGCCACGATACTGTAGAAAAGATTTAGCATTAATTAAGTTGATTTGTGAATTTTCATCAACTAAAGGAGTAAATAATTGCTTCAAGTAATCAATTTTGATATCATTATCATTATTAGAAGCAACTAGTTTAATTTTCTGATCCTGCCAAACATAGATGCCAAACATTCCAACTTCAACACCTTCCAAATTATGAGGAAGATATTCCCTCTTACTCATAGGAACAAATGGATCAATGCCACGATTACGTTCCCATAACTGTTGAGGTTCAACTAAATCATCAGGTAGTGCTGGAACTCCGACACCATTAAAAACAATCTCGGAAATTCCAGCATCTACCTCAATGACAGCAGAAGTTGTTTCAGTTACAGAAATACCATTTAATTCAAAATCTTCCTGTAACTCATCTAACGCCATTTGTAAGTATGGCAACATTGCTGTATAGGTATAGTTAGTCCGAGCAGTATCGTTCATCAAACTTGCCATTTGATTCATTACTGTCGAAGCTACCAAATCTATTGTTGCCATATTTACCTCTACTGTTGCACGAACTTGAGCGATTTAGCTAATGGATGTGTTTCATCCACATGCTTGCAAGTTGCACAGATAGGATACGTAGGATTACGTAGCGAACCACATGCAATGCAACGAGTCATTTCAACCATACTAAAGTCCTTCATCCAATCTTTAGTAGTTTGACCTAACTCTCTAGCAGCCATTCGCATATCATCACTGATAGCTAATGGATTACCATTACTTCTCGCCCACAGACCATCACCTAACTTTAGTAATAGTTGATACCAATTACGCTGACGCGCTTCGGCTTTAACTAATTCACTACTAAAGTTCTTTTGAATCTGTGGAACAGTGAATTCACCAGGAACATAGAATAAACCGGGTCCAGTTTCTCCTACGTTATATCCTAGTAATCCCACACTGTAATCTTTAACAATTGAATCTGCAATCTGAATGCTTGACTGTGGAATTTCAAGCATAGGCTGATCCTCATCAATTTCACGCCACCATGACGAAGGACCAACAACTAGAATTGCAGGTTTTTCAACTGATCCAGCAGGAACCAAAAATCTACCCGGCTGAATAGTATGTTTAACTTCATCAATCTCTTTTGGAAAGATTGACACAACTGTAGACTTGTCAAGAGGATTAGTAGGTGCTCTTACAACTCTACGGTGAACGTTAATTCCTGGAAACTGACCAACGACACTCATTATTTATCTCCATAACTATGGGGCACAACCACGCCCGTTCTGTGTGCTAATGCATCGGTTGCAGGTGTTTCATTACCAAACAGTTCTTCATGTATTTTTTTAATATTTAATTCTCTACTTTCGCTAGTATCTGGATCAACGTATTTCTTTAACGATGATTTTCCTTTTACCGCAAGCATAGTTTCGATGATTATTTTTGCAGCATCGTAACGTGGCGGTAAATAGTCTCCACTCTGATTTTCAAATATCCAAAGTGGTTCGTATGACAGTTTAGTAGTGGGAAGTTCAATCATGTTAACTTCTGGCACTACACATAAATGTTCTAAGACCCAACGAGCTTTAATCCACTGATATTTAGGAACTTCACGAACTTCTCTTACGCTCCTAATAAACATACCAGATGGAGTAAAATCGTTATAGTCTCCTAATCGCATTTCACGCTGATCGTCTGAAAATACTACTCTAAACATAGGTTCATTAACGGATGATTCCATACCGTAATGTTCCAATAACTGTCTATTTATAGTAGCAATTCTCTCAGCAAGTTCCATTATTTTACCGCTCCCGCAGCTTTAACACCTTCTTCAATCTGTTCAGGTGTAGGAATAACTTGCGGAACATGAAACATTTCCACAGCACCAGTGTTATATTGTGTAACCCACTGACCTGTATTTGGATCTTGATATGGAGTGATAATTGCTGATAACATGTGACCACATCTCACATCAGTATCAACAAACATTTCATATCCAGCTTCTCTGCACTTGTTAAAGAAGTGAATATCATCACACCAATTGTCTTTTTCATATTCTCCTAATGTAACCCAAGGATCTTCTAATTTCTTGAATACATCAATTTTGATGAGAGAGAATCCGAGTCCAATGTTTACAACTTTCTGTAAACCTTTTTTATCAGGAGTCAAGAAAGCATAACGGCATCGTCCATCAGGATACCATTCATCAAACATTACAGGAAAATGAGGATAGTTTCGGAGAAGATACAATCCAGAAACAATATCCTTATCATGCGCTAGTAATCTCATTAATGAATCGGCAGGAAATGCCATGTCATCGTCAATAAAGAGAACATGAGTGCAATCATTCTCTAATGCTAATTTAATCATGATATTACGATTTTTAGCAGGAGATTGACCATGTGCAAATGTGCATAAAGTCCCTTCCGGCCTTTGTAATTGATTAAAATAGTCGTAGAAATCCGCGCGTCTTGCAAACTCTTGTGTTGGAACGGCTACCATTACCTTTGTCATTTTATATCTCCAATGTCCAAATAGTGTCTATTTTTTTGATTGATGTTCCAAAAAATTCATCGACGGCTCTCATTACCCCTTCAAACTTAGTGCTGTAATCGTGACCAGCAATTATTCCTTTAGTAGTCAGAGTTAATGCATGTTCAATATCTCTTTTAATTGAATAGTAATCATGCATTGCATCTATAAAGATAAAATCTGGTTCCTCTGCTAACTTAAAGTCCACAAATTTCATAGCGTGGGGTATAACTCGCCCACTTCTAAGATGTTTGTCCAGATTCAAACAGAATCTAGTATATGTTGTAGTATCTACTCCAACGCCTTCTAACAAAGTAATTGGTTTCCAGGGATCAACAGCATGGATAACACCTTGTGTATTATCCGCCATCGCTCTAGTAGATTTACCTTGGAATGATCCAGCTTCTACAATTACTTTTGATTTACTAGCAGTTTCCGCTAAATAGAGTAATTCTGGACCGGACATCCATCCGGTAATACTAGCGGCCCGATCCAGAATCATATTCATGTTAGTTAGTGGTCCACGTTGCGAAGTTGGGATAGTATTTACCCGTCAACGGATTGTAGACAAATAAACTAACGCGGTTGTTCCACACCGTTGAATTGGTGAGTGAGGCAACTAAGATATTACCAGTGGTAACGAAACCACCGAAATTAGTTGTCGCAGCAACAATTGCTAACATATGCTGACCCGTAACCGGGGGCGTAATGGTAGCAACAGCAGTAGTTCCTGACACAATCGTCAAGAACGTGGTAGGTGCAATAGTAGCAGCAGCCGTAACCGTAACTGGTGCGGGCTGAATGTTATTCTGCACCGTTGAGATATTCTGAAAGTTCAGGTCACTCATTTCACTACTCCTATTAAACTGCGCCGGGAATCCATTTACCAGCACCCTTGCTGTAAATAAACATCACAGCAGTTTTGTCGGCAATGGTAGTAACAGCTAGAATATTACCAGTAGTAACCGTAGTAATATTCGCGCCACTCTGATTAGCAATTACTAAGAATCCACCAAACCCACCATAAGCGGGGCTGATCGTAGTTAATACCGTTGTAGCTGTGGTATCAGTGATACGAATCAGATCCGTCTTAGGATAGATAGTAGTAGCCAGAGCAACTGTAACCTCCGATACCTTCGTTGTTAACCCAGGATACATGATGTGTCTCCTAGGTTAGTATCCCGAAGGAACGGCCAGATTATCAATATATGCACATGCGGCAGGGTTTGTAACAAACGTCTGCATACCACACACCATATAGAAGATATCCGCCGTAGCAACACCACCAGACGCGCCGCGAATCTCGAAGATATTGCGGCCGTCAGTCTTGTAGAATCCGATTGGAAGGATTTCACCCCTACCCCAAACTTCATCCACAATAAAGTCGATACGAGTACGATCCCAATTGTAGGACGTCTTAACTCTCGCACCGGCCATCTGCATATTGTCACCAAAATACATATCGAGGGATTCGTCTTTGGCAGTTTTCTGAATAACAATAGAAAGCTGTCCAATTTCTTCGTATGCCTGTTGCTGAGCAGGATGCATCCACGCGCTAGGTTTGAAAGTATTGTCAATACCTACGCGGTTTCCAATCTTGTTAATAGCAAGTCGCGGTAACGATAAACTGAGTGCCGCATTACCAGCATTAACACGATTAGCACGAATTTCTGGCGTGGTGGATCGCGGAAATCCTAACCATGTGCCAGTCGATGCATTACTATGATGATAAGGCACACCATATAACGCAGGAAGGGCAGTAGGAGTAGAAATACCGTTAGTGACGATTAAATCACCACCAGTCACACCTGCAATAGCGGGAGTAATGGAAACAGACTTATTTTCCACGTCCCACTGTGTAATAATACCACTACCACGATTAGTAGCAAGGGTGCTATCGAAAACCTGCACAGTCTGTCCATAACGCATTAACCTTGCGCCGAAACCATCCGTAGCAAGAGAAATAACGTTAGAACCACCAGCAGGTGTATCAGACGTAACGGTGCCAATAACACCAGTTCCCGGCTGCATTAACTGAGCATCAATCTGACGACGCAACTCATCTAATGCAGTTGCAGTAAGACGACGCACACCATTAACGATAGACTTTCGATCATCGTCAGTAGCCCACTGAGTCAGCTTCGTATATTCGATATTCTCACTAACGAATACCGCCTGTAACGTAGCCTTGTCAAAAGTCGGACCACCACCACGACCTAAATCTCCGCCGTCTGGGTTAAAATACTGGAATGCTCCGCCGGGACGCAATTCCAGTGGGATTCTCATAAGTCTGTTTGAGATTTTTTCTACGTCACGCTTCTTAATATTGGCGTAGAACTTATCATCCCGTTCAAACAGGACTCGAATTTTCGGAATAACACGCTCTAATTCTAGAGCTGCTACCTGTGCCTCAGCAACTGCCATTGTTTTAACTCCTAGTTATAGCTAAGCTAGTCATCCATCAGGAATTCTAGCGTTGATTTTCCCTTACTAGCCATTTTATCACTCTTGTCACTATTGTTGGAGCGTGACTTCTCTTTTTTAATAGGATTCTTGTCAGAATCATCGTTCTCATTTTCTTTCACTCGTTTACCCATACCCTTTAATGCTTCAATTCTGGCCTTTTTAATGACTGATGGCAACAGTGTCTTAGCTTTGGATAGGTAAGCTGAGCGAATTCTATCTACTGATTCCTTATTAAAGTCATGCTCGAAAGCATTCTTCCAAAGTCTATCAATTATGATACCAAAACGCTTATCACCAGTGATTAAAGTATTTAATTGCTCATTTGCATCACGAATTGCATTGTTTTTCACGTATGAACTCATTGAGCTACGTGGATCAATATTTGCCTCAATCGTAGATTTCAATGAATTATTTAGCTTAGTATTCAAGTCTCCACGCGTAGATTCAAACTTCTGACGTGTGAATTCCTGTCTATCACGCTCTAACTTAGTAGATGCATCATCATTTTTTGGTGCATCCTTACTAAGTTTATCCGGCTGAGTAAACTCACTAGTTCCAAATACAAACTGATTAAGTAACTGAGCAGCAGATAATAAAGCTTCATTCTGACTACGACGACCTTCTTGCACCATCGCAATGATAGTATGTTTACTAACATTGGATAATACATGCTGATAAGCCTTCTCATCAACACGCGCAAGAGCAGGAAGGTAATCATCAACAATCTTATAGAAACTGTTAGGATCAGTGTCTCTTACAGTTTTAAGAATTGTTTCCGTATTACCACTCATTAAGTCAGTTTCAAACTTATCAAGAGTTTCTGCCTTTTCGACGGCCTGTTTAGCATCATCAATAGTAGGCAAAATCTCTGTAAACTGTTGTTCTCTATAGTATGCCTTTTCTAAATAAGGAAAATCCTTAAAGAGATTAGGATACTTTTTTAGAATCTCACGACGACGAACAGGAGTAGTTAACTCTAACTTTTCTTCGTCAGGTTCTTCTAAATCTTCGACTAAAGATTCTAATTCATCTTCGTCGTCATCATCTTTTTCTTCATCTTCATCATCATCGTCATCTTTTTCGTCTTTTTCGTCTAATTGTTCTTTAGTATCTTTCTTATCTTTCTTTTCGTCTTTCTTAGTAGTTTTATCTTCTTTTAGGATATCTTCACCTTCTGGCTCATCTTCACCAGATAGGAATTTGATATCATCATCTTTGTCACCAGCGACAGGCACAGTTGTAGTGCTACCATCACCTCCGCCAGCAGGTTTATCAGTAGGAGCAAGAAATAGTTGAAACTTATGCAACAGAGGGAACATCGTTTTCACCTTTTATGGGTTCCTTAGTGTCTTTATTGGGCTTCTCAGGATTGGAACCATCATTACCCTGTGCAGCCATTTGTTCTGCCATTGCAGCTTGCTGAATAAACATTAGGTGCATCTTACCATGTAACAAGACATTCTTATAACCGACTGAGTTGTCAGTTTTTGCTTGTCTACCAGCTTCACTAACAACCCAGCCTTTAACTACAGCAAACTCCACACTATGATCGTCATAATCAGGGTCTACTTCTACTGACGGCATTTCTTCGCCAGTCTCAGGGTTTAGGATAGGCTCAGAATTGAGCAACAATTTAATTTCATCTAGTTGCTTGTCACGATCAGCCTCACCAGGGACAAAGAAATTATCTAATCCGATAGCTTCACGGATAATAGGTAAATTCTCTGGAGTTCCGAGCATTGCAAGTATTTCAGGATTACCAGCATTAAGGAGTTGCATAATTACATCCTTACGCTGATTCCACGTAATCGGTAAATTCTCATTAGCTTCTAGTTCGACTTTGCCGATTTTTCCTTCTAGTTCGGCTTTACGAATAAAGACATTCATGAAGTGTCCATCTGACTTTCTTTGAACATCACGAATATCTTCTTGAACTTCTTCGATAAACATAGGAATAGCTTTACCGAAGATTTGCTTCCACCAACTAGTTAGCATCTTCCAAGTATTCTGTAGACGCTGTAATGCCTGTGCTCTAGACATGCTATATTCACTAGCAGTTCCAGAACCTTCTACCTGTCCACCAAACAGACTAGGTAATGCACCAGAAACTAACTGGGCAAGAGATTGTAATTGATTAAGAAATGGAAGGACTTCTCCACTAAGTGAAGCAGTTTTAACTTCGTGGAATCCATCTCCTAATGACTTACCAGATTTAGGCGTAGCTTCATATACTCCACCGGGATTTGCTTCTAACTGTCTGTATGCATCAAAATTCAATACACCAGGATCAGCAAATGTTTGTGGAATACCATGTTCAATAGTCTGAACAATTAAGCTAATGAGATCGTTAGTTAACTCCTGAATGCTAACTAACAATAATCCAAGAGGATCAGCATGAATATGATCTGACAGAGGATTGTAGGTTAATGTCCAACAATCATCTAATGCTTCATTACATGCTTCTGCAAATTCGTCATTAACTAAGACGACCTTGCAACCACTTGGATATTTCTTCTTTAATACATTACGTTCTTCTTTACTAAGAACATTAAAGGCAGCAGGACGTAACCAGAAGCTACGAACTGTAACAACATTCTCAGGATACTCACCATTATACTGTGGGCTTAAACGTCCCCATTCTTCATAAGGATCGCGTGGACCTTCACCACTAGTAATGATATTTCTCTTGAGTTTATTCTTATCCAATTCTTCATATTTTTCTAACGCATTAACAACGTTAGTCTCATACGAGAATCTAAGATAAGGACAATCCTTTTGATTACGTGCGTAGTTAGGAACTTTGATATTCAGACCGCCGTATGCTTCCATACAAATGCGAGTCTTAGCTTCTTTAGTTTCACCAACTAATCTTGTGACAATGAGAGTTTCTTCAACAATCATTGGATCAATCATTGCCATACATGCAGGACAGAGTTCCTGTTCTGATGTATTATTCATGTAGTCTAAAACAGGAACATCATCAGCATCAGGCATGAACTTATCTTGTATCTGTTCACCTTTTGCAAGAAATGCTTCATCTTGTCCGACAGTTTCTTCGGACATTTGATATCCACATTCCGGACACTGAACAGAACGATGCTGTTCATCAATATCCTGATATTCCTTTTTATCGTATTCACCATATGATTTATCTTCTTTAGGATAGCAATAGCATCCAACCATTCCCTCAGTCATAAAAATAAAGAGAGAATGTAACCAGAGAAGTGGAACATCATTGTGGCGATATAAAAGATTAGAAATTTTATCGCCAGCTTTAGCAGTAGTTAAATCTAATGTATCATCGGCATCATCGGGGTAACATTTAACAGGTGGAACAGTTACCGAGAGAGCAGCGATAATAGATTCCAGATATGCACGGAAAACATTAACTGGTTTATCGTAATACGACTGACCCGTATCATCATCAGAAGTAGATTCGTCCCAGATTCGCCAATCATGTGCAACTTCACTATACCAAGTCTGCTGAAATCCCTCCCAAAACAATTTAAGTTTACGCCAAGTTAGTATTTGGCGTTCACGCACAGACCTATCCTCTTTGTCGAAATGATCGACAACTCTTTTTAATAGATCCTGTGTAGTCTCAGAAGGAAGCGCCATTAGTATGCTTTTCGTTGTGTTGCGCCACGATTAGTTGATGCATACTGTTTCATAATCCCAGGTTTTTCTGCTGGTTGTGGACGAATAGCAGTAGGGGGTTTACGAATAGGCTGTGTAGGCATTGGTGGATGTGATGGCATTCCAAAAGGAGAATTACCGGCAGCATTCATATTAACAGGCGGCCCCATTTGTGGTTGAACCATAGGTCTACCCATTGGCATAGGTGGCATAGGCATTGTATGTGACATACCAGTGTCAATACCACCACCACCCATAGGAGACATACCTTGCGGTGGCATTTGCTGTTGAGGCATACCACCTAATAGCTGTTTCATTAATTCTGGTGAAGGTTGAAAGTTAAACATTATGATGCCACCTGTTCTTTAGTTTCTTCTACACCAAGATCAACTTCTAAATTTTTTATATCTTCCGTAGTTTTAGCATCAGGCTTAGGAGCTTCACGCATTAATTTTGCAGTAACTCTATCTTGATCCTGTAACATTTGCTGTCTAACTCTCCACGGAACAAATGTAGGTTTAGCAACACTAGCAGGTCTAGGTTCTTCAACAACTGCTTCCGGTTTTTCCAGCAGTCTATCGAAGAGTCTATCAATCATTTCTTGCATTCTTGCATTTTCCAGTTTCAATGCTTCTTCAACTGGATTAATAGCTTTTTCACGCAGTTCTTCTCTGCATTCTGGGCAATGAGGATTAAATAATCTATGAAAAAAGTTATTCATTTCTTTCTCATTTCTAATTTCTTAACACGAGCCTTGAGCTTTGTAAATTCTTTCTTTAATGCTCGTAAGTTTCGCAGAGTTAAGTCTTGTCGATTCATTATCGTCTCCGATGATGGTAGCGATTAACTACTTGCATCCCCTTAGATTTCGATTCAAGAGTTCTCATATTTCTATAGTGAGCAGTCCAATCATTTGTATTCGCTAATGCTTGCATTAGTTTTTCCTGTTTCTGTATTCTTGAAAATTCTTTACCAGCATCTTTGAAATATGCTTCTGCTGAATCTAATGCATATCTCAAATCATCGTAAGGATCATCACCATCCCATTCCGCAACATCTTCGGCTGGTTTATCACCTTCTGGTTTAGCATAGTTACATGCCTTAATAGTTTCAATCATAATAGGACAGCAATTTGCGTGTCCTTCGTGAAATTCTTCCCCACATTGCATAATCTGAAATCGAGGAATATTAGTTTCAAGTTCTGGAGGTTCAAACAACATTAAGTAATTCTTCAAATCCTCCGGTCCTTTATTACGTTGAAGCCACATAAAGTATGCTTCGTCATATACTGGTAACTCATCAGGAGGAATATATGGCTTTTGCTTCCAACGTAAATATTCATGGATCAGCATCTTGCCAGCTACTCTACTACCTGCTACGTTATCAGACAATTCAATGGGCATTTTTAATGCAGTTTCAATCTGTTCTTGAATTGTATGTTCCTGACCTCTATTCTGTTTTGCACTCCTACAAAATTTTACAGTTCGTGGATGTTCCCTGTCGATATAACTCTTAACTTCTGGTGCCCAAATCTCAATCTTTGTCTTGTAAAAGGACTGTTCCCTATACAAGTAAACTCTACCAGCAGGTGATATTGCATAGTAACCAATGTAGCACATTGCCACATAGCCCCAATCACCTATTACCATCTTTGGCCACCAATCTGGAATTTCAAATGGTGGAATTACATGTAATGCATTCTCAGGTTCATCAGGATACTTTTTATCCCTGAACTCATCAAATACTTGTCCCTGATATGCCGACCAATCACCAAATAACTTTGCTTTCTTTTCAGCTTCTGGTCTACCAGCTAACGATTGTGCATATGTTGGATCAATATTATCTTCATTATCCTCTTGTGTTGCGTGAATGTAAATTCTTTTATTACCCCCACGCCCTACAATAATCTTTCCACCTTCCGGAGCAGGATCTACAAATCTTTTCTTAACAAAAGTATGTCCTACACCACCCGGCATTCCTGCACATCTAGTAATTGCAACTAATCCACTATCTCTAGGAGCACGATTTCTTTCAAATGCAATATAGAGATAAATATATTCAGTGCAGTTAGTTAACTCATCAGGAGTAAATAATGTAATTTCCATCGAGTCATAATTATGAACATCCTTATCTTGTTCACAATGTCCTAAGAATATTTGAGCACCCGCATTACGAGCACCACTACCAAATTGATCCATACGCGGAAACGTCCAGATCATATCAGTTCCATTATAGGTAGCTCCAAACTTAGGATAAATCTCCCTTGTTCTACCTACAATTTCTTTCTTCAAGTCAGGATAAGTTCGTCGCATAAACACCTGTTTGAATACAGGATTTTCATGCCACTTGTGAACTATTCCATACATTAGTAATACGTCTGATTTTCCTGAGCCTGCTCCACCACCAAACATTGCCTCTTTAATAGTGGTAGGCAAACTCAGGAATTCAGCTTGTTTCCTATTAGGTTTCCAAAAATTCTTCTGAAAACCCATTACTACTGTTCTGGTGCATCCTTACGAACAACATTAGCACCATTAACAACAGCACTAATACCAGCAGCGATAGTAGCGTTCATCGCGTCAATATCAATGTGTTCTTTACCAGTGATAGTGTTGGCAGCTTTTGCACCTGAATTAGCAATTTCAATAGCTGTCTCTAATTTCTGTTTACCAGTTGCACCCTTAATCTTTTCTGCTTCCTCAATACCATGAATGATATAGGGAACAGCAGGAGCAAGTTTAGGATATGCAATCGGAAGAACAGTTGTGGCGATTACACGAACTAGTGATTTCCAATCAATCTTCATCTTAATACCTCTTGACAATAACGGTAGCGGTTGAAGTTGTGCAGCGTGCAAATGTTGCTGCTGTATTAGTTCCCGTAGTAGATCCAGCTAATACGGCATAAGTAGTTCCATCAACAGAAACTTCTAATGCAACAGTAGACTGAATGAAACAAAGAACTGGTGGCAACGCATATGCTGTAGTTTGTGCAACTACCGTTGGAACACCTGACATAAATGCTGGTGTAGGCATTACTTATCTCCCTAACGTTACGCCGCCAATTTTTTGATGGTTGGTTCTACCAAAGTAGAAACCTACAACCATAAAGAATGTATTATCTAAAGCTGCTGCATCTATCATTTTCATTTTAGAAAAAATAAATGCAAGAGTAATACTTGTTGCAATGAAAGCCTGTGTGAATTCCCAGATTAGATTTACCTTGCGTTGACTCGCACTATGTAAATCTTCCTCAGAAGTAGTTGTAGCGGGAGCAGGAGGGTCCATTATTGGAGAAGTCATTACTGTTCCCTCGACACAATAGTATCGTAATGATTCTCTTGTTTGAATGATGGAGCATAGATTACAAAGGCAGGACCATCCTTCTTCTTTTCACCTTCATCTTCAGGTTCCATCTCTTTGACGATACCTGACATTGAACGTGCAATAGTCGCAAGATCAACTGCCTTTGCATCTACTAATTTTTCAGATGTGATATTACGTAAAGCATTTCGTAGTGTATTTCTTGCCTGCTTCGCAATTTGCGCCTTGGCATTATTAATATGTGGCAGATTTGGCCGCTTATCCATACTATCAGTAGAAGTGCTACCATTAGCATAAGCGGATACAGAAGATGGTGAAATTCCAAAGTGAGATGCTAGGGCTAATGCCTCTTTGCGTCCATCTATTTGAGAAGTTTCACCAATTATTTTACGTAAGGAATCAGGAACATTATTATCTCCCTCCTTACGACCGGGAGTAGGCATAGGAATAATGTCAGCCGTAGACTTTGGCTTTGAATTATCTAATTCAGCTTCAAAATCTTTATCTGATACTATTCCTAAAGGCATAACCCCAAAACCCCGCTTATATCTGGTTGCTTCCTCGCAGCCTTGCACAAACCCGCAACACCACCGATCAAACAACCAAAACCAAAAACCATTATGCTCTTATTCTAATAAGATGTTCGCGGCCATCTGATAATGTTCGCGAGTAGGCACGAATAATACCAGGACCTTCAAATTCTGTTCTATGTTGGTAAGAACCAGCTTGGAATTCTAATGGCACACTTAATGCGCCTCTTGCCCATTCCTGAGCACATTCCAATTCCAATCCTTCATATAACAGAGAAAGTTTACCATTCTGAGAATGATAGCATGAACCCGCACATAGTAATGCGCCACCCATCGCGGCATCATAAGCGCGTGTCTTGCTTGATTCATCATCAATAAATCGTGTATTTTCGTTGGCAATGCAAGGTTTACCAGATTCTCCTGATAATTCCATCGCATTATGACCAACTTTACGTTGAAATTCAGGCAATCCATTAGTATGATATTCCTCATAATCCCAAGGATCATCATGCTGAACAGGATATGCGTCTGCGCCATTACTTCCTCTAGATAAAATAACACCAGTAGGACGAACTAAGTCTAGGAAAATGGTATTGATGTTTCCACCGTGGTCATTTTCATTAACTTGTTCAAAGATTACATTACCTAATCCACGTCCTTCATCTGTAGACCTATTTAGATGATTTTGCTGGTCATTACGATTAGGTATTAACTCTGGAGCTTGAGTAAAAATAGTAAACTCCACATTCATGTCATATTCGCCATACAAATTACAGAATGGCTTGATGAATTTGTAGCATTCTGGGTAATCATTCCTCGTAAGACCACCATCAGGAATGACACTAGTATTGAGTAGCCACACTCTACCTGTATTGAAACCAATCTTTCGACGTTGTTCAACTACAGGACGAATATTTTTACCTTGTGTGAAGTATTTGAATGCACTAAAATCAGAACACTCAATAATAGTCTGACGTTCTCCACCCTGTCGAAAGAACTTCCCGTCAATACTGAGTGGCTTAACGATGACGGGATTAGATTTTAGGATTAATTTGTAGTTAATGTTGGTAGGAATGGGAAATGTAACGTCCATTTCCAGAGTTTCATAACCATCTTTTGAAATGATTATGTGTCCCGGTCCATCTCCACAATTTGCAAATGCAAATCCTACATCACTTGTAGAATTGCCGACATTAGGACCGGGAACCTCAGTAGCGAAACGGCTATTTAGTCCAACACCATCTGGTTGAGGCCAGGGTTGGAACATTTGGACATTACAACTAATTCTTTTACCTGTGACTGAATCAGTTGTAGTAAAGCCGTTTCCTACTAATGGCATAAGTCACCTATGAAATAGTAACAGTGTAGGTAGAACCAACAAGCGTCCACGTAAACGTGGCAGCTGCGGCAACAGAAACCTGAGTAATGTGTCCACTCGCATCACGTAGACTCAACATCTTACTATCAGCGTTGAATTCAAATGATGCGATATCCGGAAATGAAGATGCAGTCATGGTAAGACCTGCACCAGTTTTACCAGTAACTACTGCTGTAATAGGCATCTACCTAATCCTCACATTTCCGAGACTACCAAATACACCAAAGACTTGTAACAACCAAATGATTACGAAGATAACCACAACAATGTTGAGAATATTCTTAATCTTCGCATCCATTGGAATGTATGTGTTAATTAACCATAGTAAAAGTCCTACTACAATTAGAGTGATGACTAATCCGATGAGACTCATTACTGACTCACCACGAATGCAAATACGCCAGCAGATGCAGTAGCTGTGATTGTAGCTGTTGCATTAAGATCAAACGAAGCCACAGAATCATCTTCCTTTGTAACAGCTAATACTGCACGCTGTGTATCAAAGTTAAGGTTACGCACATTATTAAGAACTAATGCAGTAACAGATGATCCCGGTCCTGTAGGCGCAGTAATAGTAAGTTTTCCAGATGGCATCTTATTACCTCAGTGAGCGGTATTCGTTTAAGAGCGCCCAGTAATTGTGCGTCACTGGAATGTTGGATTCGAGATTGCCGTATTCTTTCAACACTTCCTGAATCTCAACATATAACTTCTGCTGTCTGTTGAGTCGCTTTTCTGAGGAATTAGAAAGCTGGAAGGATTCACCTTTAACGGTGTGTGTTGCAACAGCAGGTTCTACAGTTGTAGAAGTTCTAGTAGAAGCTGTCGGAGGATTGGGAGATTCAGGTTCTTTCTTAATCACTACATTAGTAGGAGCAACGTCTGTAACTAATGTGTGATCTGCATTACCAGTAACAGGATCATTATTACGTGGATTAGTGGACCCTGTTGCACCTGGAATAACAGTAGGAGGAATATTAGTAACTGGTGTATCTGGAATTCTCTCTACCTTACCAGCATCACCAAGTGTATTTTCAACTAATGTATGTGACTTCGCACTTGACACATCATTATGGGATGATCCAACTACAGAAGTGGGACCGCTCGGAGTCTTAATTAATCCTGTAGCCGGATCGAACTCTACGTTAGGTGTAGTCATTACCAATCTCCTGATATATGCTAGATATGTTAACCCTGAATTATATAGACAATTATAATATTGTCCAATAGTTCAGAGTCCTACCTGTAAGATCAGACTATCATATCGGAAACTGAAAGTCAAATTTCTACGTGTATATTATATTGTATCTACCCCCGGTATATGTTACTAGAATATGGGACCCTAATTTATTATCCTTTGAGTTATACAAATTCTTATTTAGACAGGCATATTAGCTATCCGATTACATTTTTGTAATGATGGTACCTTACAATTTGGGTATACCCGTATCCCTATGAATCTAAAGGACTTAGCTATCATTCCGGAACAAACGTTCGCAAACTCTACAACATTATGAGCAAGCAAATCTCATGCCACCGGGTCAGTTACAATTGTAGTTTGATATGACTCTAACGACACTCGTAAGTCCTTTGTTATCAATGACTTAGGAGGTGTCGGACAGACTTGTAAGTTCGTCCTCGATTATGTAATGGGGAGAACTGACTCTTTGGACACTTTCGGAAGTCCTGCCTATGAGAGTAGGCGCGTAGACATTGGCACGGCTAATGCATTATATATGGTTAACCGGAATGATCCGGCCAACACTCGGAGAAACCCCATGAAGTCACTAGTCGGCAAGTTCAGTTTCGCAATTCCGGAAGGTCACGCGCAGGCAGGCGACAAAATCGAAAAGGCATTCGATTACAAGGTCGTTGAGACTGCCGAGGAAGCATCACAGGTAATCACAGAAAAGAAATGGAACGTTATTGCAATGGTTAATGACGTTCTCAAGGCTAATGCGCGTAGCAATGCGTATCAGGCTGCATTGCTTCCGTATCGTCCGTCGGAAGTTACCCCGGAGGAAATCAAGGAACGTATGGTTCGTGATTACATCCGTCTGGGTATTCCGGAAGATACCGCCCGTAAGCAGGTTGAGGCACTTCTCGCCGCATCTGGTAACGCACAGTAACGACAAAATCTGGTATACTGGCAAAACATCGTCAGTATACCAGACGTAATATTGTAAAAACAATCAAATAGCGACATGCCTACTATTATTTTTGATAGTGTGGCTGTAATCCGAACTCTGCCTAATGAAGTTACATAACGAATGCGCGGTATCTATGTTAATAATATTATAATCATTACCATTATTATCATGTATTTGATGTATTTGACGCTCATTTGACCATTAATATTATATATCATGTATTTGACCATATAAAGAATGTAATATTAAGATGACTTTGTAGGACATATTGGGATTATATCAGTCTCTCCCTCCCTCCCCCCTACCATCCCCACCATTTGAGTGTCCACTATAGGCTACAAACGTTGTAGAGGGTGCTTTTCGTAGTGGTTCCTTTTTATTTTTTTTTTTTTTTTTTATTTTAAAATAATAAACCCCTTTTT